GAAACTGGCTGCGGGCGAGGTCGCGGATACGATGCGGGACGTAACCGTGTCGATGATGAACGCGACTTCTAAGGCCATCGCGCTCGAAGAGCGGGGCGACTACCAGGAAGCGGCAAAGGCGTATGCGGAAGCTGCGGATCATGCCGAAGCGGCGCGGGCGAACCCGGACGCTACACCCGCGGACATGGCGTTCTACAGCCGGCGGTACAAAGAAAACTTCGAGCAGTCCAAGGACATGACACGCAAGGCGGCGCGTGACCGTGCGGCAAAGAATAAGGCGGCGAAGAAGAGCGCCGATGCCATCGGCGATCTCGAAGGGCTGAGCAAAGCACGGTACTCCGATATGGACTTCGGCATGGGGAAGTGCTCAGCTAAAAAGAAAATGACGGCTAAGTACGCGGGGGCACGCTGGCCAGAGAAAGAGAGCGCATTCATGGGGAAAGACAAAGGCGATGAGATCCAAAAGCTGATCGCAAAGATGGAAGCTGGGGATATTACCCAAGAGCTGATCGGCAAGATGAAAGCTGCGGGCATCGCCGATGACGTGGTTCAACAGCTCATCGGGCGCTGCAATACCAAGCGTGCGCGCAAGAGCCACTTCGAGCCGACGCTCAAGAAGGGGCTCTACGCATTCGACACGCCAGGGCAGAAGGGGCGCAAGCTCGCGGACAACTTGCTCCCGCAGTACCTTGCCGCGTTTGTCGAGCAAGCCTACGAGCACGAAAAGCGTGAATGCGAGCACATGGAAAACAAGCCTTCGGGCTACGACGATCAGCTCAACTTCTTTGCCATGCGTATCATGAATGAGCTGGTCATTTACATGCGGAGCAACGCCGATCTCATGGCGGCCGGCAAGGATGCGACGGGCGCGAGCATCCGATGGTCGAGCTTCGTAAGTCACGCGACGCAGAAGCGCGGCGCGCATTTACCGCCCCAGAACCAGAGTTCATGGTAAAGGGGGATGGCGACTGCCCGCTGCACGGCTACGGGGATCTCACCAAGACGCAGAATCTACAGACTCCGATGGGCAAGTGCACGTGTAACTAATGGGGCTCCTAGACAACATTCGAACGGCTGGGGCGGGCGCACTTGGGGGCGCCTTCGACTCATTGCGCAAAGCGGACGAGCTGGGCGATGACGTGCCGTTCGATGAAATGCAGGATGCGCTCATGAAAGGTGGGCTTGCGCAGCCCACCGAAGAGAAGCCCCGCGGTCTCTTTCATGATCCCTACAGCGTCATGGATTGGGGCGGCTGGCGGCAGCGTCCCAGCATTCTCACGTACGATACGCTCCGACAAATGAGCATTTCGAACACGGTGATCGCGGCCATTATCCAGACCCGCGTGAACCAGCTCAGTCAGTTCGCCGTGCCGCAGCAAGGTAACTACGACCGGGGCTACCGCATTATCCTTCGGGACCGTCGTGACAAGAACAAGGTCATGACCAAAGCGCAGCAATCGAAAGCCACGGAGCTAGAGCGCATGCTCGAAACGACCGGGTACATGCTGCCCGACGAGAAGGCGTACGATCGCGATTCGTTCCGTTCATTCCTGAAAAAGATCGTGCGCGACTGTCTCACCTACGATCAAATCTGCATCGAGAAGATCCGCGACCGCAAAGGTCGGATCAGTCGGTTCATCGCGTTACCCACGGAGACCATTCGCCCGGCCGTCGCAGACGTGGAGCACATGGACCCCGAAGAGCGTCGCAACCGAGTCGCATACGTTCAGGTATACGAAGATTCAGTGATCGCCGAATTCGGACCTGACGACCTTGCATGGGGCGTCATGAACCCGCGTTCCGACCTACGCGTGAACGGCTTTGGGTTCAGCCCTATCGAGCAACTGATCCGCATGATCACGAGTTGGCTCTACGGCTTCGAATACAATACCAAGTTCTTTTCGCAGGGCTCCGCTATCAAGGGCGTGATCAACGTCAAGGGCGCCATTCCCGACCGCCAGCTCCGCGCGTTCCGACGCATGTGGTACTCGATGGTCACGGGCGTTCAGAACAGTTGGAAGACGCCCATCTTGAACGCGGAAGACTTGCAGTGGGTTTCGCTCCATTCGACGAACCGCGAAATGGAGTTTGGCCAGTGGCTCGACTTCCTAACCAAGAGCATTTGTTCGGTCTACGGGATCGACCCGGTAGAGATCGGGTTCATCTACGGTGCCGGCGGTGGCGGCTCGTCGCTCTTCGAATCCCGGCCGAACCAGCACGAAGTGCAAGAGTCGAAGGACAAGGGGCTCCGCCCGCTCATCGAGCACATCGAAGACACGATCAACGAGCACATCATTTGGGAGCTAGAGCCCGACTTCGAATTTGCCTTCACCGGCTTCGATGCCAAGGCCGAAGACAAAGAGCGCGAGGCTCGGATGCTCGAAGTCACCAAGGTCAAGACCGTCGACGAGATTCGCGCGGAAATGGATGAAGATCCGCTGCCCGATGGGCTCGGCGAGATCATTCTCGACCCGACGTTCCTGCAATGGGTCCAGGGCAAGACGGGCATGGATGAGGGGGGCGATGGCGAGAACCCCTTCGGCGAGGAAGGGGACGGCGAGGAAGGGGACGGCGATGGCCTTCCCGACTGGTTCGGCGGTTCCGACAAGGACAAGGACAAGGACAAGGGCGAGCCGAAGCAGGAAGGCCCCAAGGGGGGCGGCAAAGAGACCGCTTCGGGCAAGGACTTACCTTCGGGGGTCAAGGGCGGCAAAGCGTCCCAGAAGGAGGCCCTAGCGGCTTCTGAGGCGGCTCTGCGCACCGTCGAAGTGTTGCGGAAGAGCCAAAGGGTGCACAATGATCGCCAGATCATCGATGTAGAGATCGTGGGGGGATAATGGGGGTACGAACCAGCACAACGCTTTCGCTCGAAGTGGGGTTGAACAACTCGCTCGACGATTGCCTTTTCGAGCGGAGCTTCACGGAGCTACTAGACACGCTCGATCACGGGATCTCCCAAGTGATCACGGTCGAAGCGGGTACTTCGAATCTTGCCGTGGACATGGCCGACGTGACCCAAGCGCGGCTTGTCTACATCGAAAGCGACCTGGAAATCGAAGTCACCTTCGGCGGCGCCGTCGCTTCGGCCGCCATCGTCGACGGCTCCGGCGGCACCTACCCCACGGGCTTTGCGGGTGGTGAGACCCTGAATCTTGAGGTCGACAACGGCGGGCTCGTGAGCTGTAGCTTCGACGCGGCCGATCAGTCGCTCGCTCAGGTTATCAATCGCATCAATTCGTGCCTTGCCTTGAACGGGCAGAGCCCCGTGGCGTCGGATAATGGCGGCGAGCTGCGGCTCACGAGCACGATCACGGGCACCGCATCGGAGATCGACATTCAGTCGGGCACCGCACTGGCCATTTTGGGTCATTCCATCGGCATTACCAACGGGATCAACGCCACGCCGGGCACGGATTCGCTGAAAATCCAGCGCCCCGCCGATCCTTCGGGCGCAAACGCCGCGGATGGCGTGCTCGCGTACCTCTTGGCGACGATCAACACGAGTTCCGTATCGCTGAGCAACACTTCCGCCACGGCTGACGCGCGTGTGCGCATCATGATCGCCGGGGATTTGGTCACAACTCCCTAGGACGGCATGGCGTCGCGAGCCAAGATTCGAGTTCAGGCGCCCGCAGACCTAGATCCCATCGAGATCGCCCAAGCGGTGGTCGGAAATGGGCTCTTGGTGAAGGCGGAGCCCGTGCCCCGCTACGGCAAGCGCACGTTCCGCCGCTACAAGGCGATGCTCACGAGCGTGGACCGCTTCGAACGGGCCTACGATAAGCAGCTCGACAAGATGGTGTCGGAGATCCGGCGCTACATCGAAGACAAGATCAAGGTGAAGCTCACCAAAGCCGACACCCCGAAGCCGCTCGTCACGCCGGGAGAGCTTTTCGAGCTGACTCAGATCATCGAAGACTACCACCAAGCGTTCATCGCCGGGACGGTTGGCCCGGAGACCCTTCCGCCGGGCTCTGTAGAGCGCCTAATCGACGCGGGGATACTCCCCGAAGACTTGCGGCACACCTTCGTTCCCACGGCCTCAGAGCTGCCCCCCGCGGCCATGGACGCCATCGAAGACGCATACCGCTACGGGCACGTGCTGAGCGCATCCCGATCCTACAAAGAGAAAAAGCGGCGTCACGGGCTCACCTACAAGCAATTCGTGAGTGACTACGCGCCGAAGATCCCGATCGGCGAGAACGAGAAGCACGCGCTCGAATGGGCCAAGCACTCCGCCGCTACGGAGATCAAGGGGCTCGGGAACAAGATATCGAACGACTTCACCGTGATCGCCATCGAAGCCGACAAGGATCTGCGGCGCCGCTACGAAGGCGTGATCCGCGACTCCACCGCGGAGAACATTCAGCGTCAGCAAACGTGGCGCCAGCTCGCGAGCGACTTGGGCGACAAGACGGGGGATTGGTCGCGCGACTTCAAACGCATCGCGGCCACGGAGAAGCAGAAGGCCATGCAAGAGGGCGTCGTCCAGGGGCTCGCCAAACGCTACGGTGATCCCGACGATATCCGCGTCGCCAAGATGCCGAACCCGGATGCGTGTCCGCATTGCATGCGGCTGCACAAGCTCCCCACCGGCCAACTGCGGATATTCAAGATGAGCGAGCTGGTAGAGAACGGGAGCAACGTCGGGCGCAAGGCGCGTGATTGGAAAGCCACGGTCGGCCCCGTTCATCCGTGGTGCGGCTGCGATATCATCCACGTGCCCGAAGGCTGGGGCTTCGATGACACGGGCGAAATGGTGCCGGAGTCGCTACTGCGCAGCGATTGGCTCGAATGGGATCTGCGCAAGTCGCTTCGCAAGTCGGGACACGACGCACCGACCCTGAGCTATGCGGCGAGCCGGCCGGAGGAAGGTATCGTGGTGCGCGTCGGCGACCCCCTCGTGGTCGCGGAGATCCAGAAGGTAATCGACCGGACACCCCCCGAAATCTTTGACAAAGACGTGGGTATCACGTTTGTTACCACCGATATCCCGCGCGTGCAGAATCCGCTGGACGAGCACGACTACGCGTATTGGAGCGGCAACGAGATCCGTATCTCCCAAACGCTTCCCGCGGAGCGCATTGCGCGCGTGCTCCCGCACGAGATCGGGCACTCGCTAAACGTCTACCTCATCCGGCAGCTCGGGAGCATCGAGAAGGTGAAGGCGTGGCACGCGCAACTTGATTCGATCAGCAAGGATGAGGGCTACGTGAGCGACTACGCGAGACGCGAACCGATCGAGAACGCGGCCGAAGTCACGATGCTCTATCTGTACCACCGTCAGCGGCTTATGCTTCGATGGCCACGGCAGTTCGCATTCGTGCACAAAGCGTATCGAAAAATCTGGGCATGACTGAGCAAGGGATAATGAACGGCGACAAGCACTTGCATTGTCCGCACTGTGATCGTCCCATTTTTCGCAAGAGCAGTTCTGGCGCGCGCTACAAAGCGAAAACGTCGATCGTCGTGTTGCACAAGAGCGGCGACGTGGAGATCAACTGCACATCGTGCAAGCGCGCGGTTATCCTCGCGCGGGCGAAAATCGAGCTAAGAAAGGCCGTTTTCACCGTCCCCAAGAGTTGACACGCCCTAGGGGATACTGTCAGATCATGTTCGGGGCCTAGGTTACGCGGGGGCGTGATCATTAGAGGCGGTTCAACCATCGACGGTTGACCGCCTTTTTTGCGTTCTGGGGGATACATTGGAAGCAACACCATTCAAGTTCGATATCGCAGTCGAGTGCTTCGAAAAGGCCGGCGCGGACCCATCGAAAGAGCGGCGTATCGGCGGCATTGTGTCGACCGGGGATATCGACCGCCAAGGTGAGCGACTGATCCAGAAAGGGCTCGATTTCAGCCCATTTCTCAAGGGTGGCTGGTTCAACGATAATCACGACCACAGCACGGAGGCGCTCGTGGGCTATCCCGACAAGTGTGAGCTGCGCGAGCTGCCCGATGGGGAGCAAGGTTGGTACGTCGAAGGCTACTTGCTCAAGGGGCACCAACGCTCCGACAACTTGTGGAACATCGCGCAGGCGCTTCAAAAGAGCGACCGCCGACTTGGCTTTAGCGTCGAAGGCCAGATCGAAGAGCGCGACGTGGCCGACCCGAAGATCGTCCGCAAGGCGACCGTGCGCGAAGTAGCGATCACGCGCTGCCCCGTGAACACGAACACCGGCCTAGACGTGCTCGCCAAGAGCCTGAGTGCGGGGAGCGCCGTGAGCGACCCCGGCACCGCGCCCGGTGAAGGTTTCCCGCTTCGAACCGAAAGTCTCGAAGGCGGCAAAAAGAAAAAGAAAAAGAAGCTCTACCGCAAGAGCGAAGCAATCGAACGACTCCGCGCAATCCGGCCAGGGCTGGACGGCGCGCTAGCAGAGAAAATCGTGGCGTACGCGATGAAGTGGCACGCCGAAACGGAGGATAGTGAACATGCCGGATGAACAAACATCGGGACCGCAGGTAACGGACGACGGCCTTGGAAATGCTCTCGATGAGCTTCTGAAGGCGGCCGACGCTACGAGCTTGTCGAAGGCGGCAACGCACTCAGGCAAGGGTTCCAACTCAGTGGAGTCGGGTGGCCGTGTCGACGAAGACGGCGCCAGCTCGGGCACGCTTGCCGGAGACGGCGACGTGGGCGGGCTCGACTCTCTCATGGTGGCCAAGATGAGCGCAGCGGGCATTCCCGCCGGCACCATCAACGACTTCGCCGCTTTCATGAGCAAAGAGGACGAGGACGAGGACGAAGACGAGGGTGAGGACGAGGACGAAGAGAAGGAGAATCCCTTCGACAAGTCTGAGGGCCACGACTTCCAGAAGTCGATGGACGCGTACCGGGAAGACTCCGATCTCTCCGATACCATCGACGTGTCGCCGTTCCTTGTGGCGCTGACGGCCCGCACGGCCGATCAGCTCGATGCGATTCGCAAGAGCGCGGGAGCCTTCGAGGGCCAGCAAGCTCATGTGAACCAGAAACTCGCTGCGGCGCTCCACCAAATCGGTGGACTGCTCAAGAGTCAGAGCAATGTCATTCAGGTTCTCGGAGAGCGCCTGAATATCGTGGAGCGAACGCCGGCCGCACCGAAGGGAGCTACCCAGCTTTCAGGCGCGCAGCCCATGCACAAGTCGCTTCCCGGTGAGCTTGGCCAGGGTGGCCAAGAGCTTCGCAAGTCGGAGATCCTGAGCACCCTCACGTACATGAACCTTGAAAAAGGCGTGCACGAGATCAATGGCCACCGAACGTCCGAATTGGTCGGGCTGTTCGAGGGGGGCAACGTGATCGACGCCAAGACAGTCGGCGCCGTGAAAGACTTCCTCCAAACACATCCCAACGAGGCGGACGCGGCTCGGCAGTACGCCTAAACGCGCCTAGAGAAAAAGGAAAAACAACATGAGTGTAGGATCATTTGTTTCGGCGCGAGACTACCGCGATTACGGCGGTTGGGGCACTTCGTCGCCGGATGAGTTGGCAGAGCTTCGCAAGGCCCTCACGGCTGGCAGCGACGTAAACGACCCCGGTGTTGCACCCGGTGTCGGCTTTCCGTTACGAACGGAATCGCTTGAGGCTCAGCTCAAAAATCTGACGTTCGAAATGTCAGAGATCAAGCTGTTCCGCAGCATCGCCAAGGTGCCAGCGACCAATACGGTCGAGGAATTCAACCGTTTGGTGAGCTACAGCCGTTCGGGCAGTCGCCGCTTCAACATGGGTTGGATGTCAGAAGGCGCCCTTCCCGAAGAGGAGGATTCGACCTACGAACGTGTGACCGTCCTCACCAAGTACCTTGGTGTTGTGGGCAGGGTCACACATGTGGCAAACACGATTCGGGCCGCCCACGGGAACGTCGTCGCGCTCGAAACCATGAACAAGACGATGGACCTTCTCAAGAACCTTGAGAACGCCCTTTTCTTCGGAAACAGCGCGCTCATTCCTGAGCAGTTGGACGGCTTGGAAAAGCTGATCACCGACGCTGCGCCCGATAACGTGGTTGACCTACGAGGCGCCGCTCTCACTGAGGGTGCGATGAACGACATGCTCTTGCAGATTCGCCAAAACTACGGGATGGCCACCGACGCGTATTTCAGCGCCGGAGCATTCTCGGATCTGGCGAAGCAGGTCTATGAGCGTCAGCGATTCGCGCTGGCACCGGCACCGGGCACGCTCGGAACCACCGTCACGGCCTTCCAAGGTCAGCACGGCAAGATCAATCTCCACGACCACGTGTTCTTCGAGGACGAGCAGTCTTCGTTGGCCGCCGGCCTTGGCGATGCGTCGAAGGCGCCGCTCACTCCGTCGATCACCGTGGCTCCGGCCGCGGGCGTATCCGCGAACAGCCAGTTCGTTACGGCTGACGACGGTACGTACATCTACCAAGTCGTGGCTGGCAACAAGTACGGGCTCAGCGCTCCGGTCGACACGGCCGGTGTGGCTCTTGTCGGGGGCGAGTCGGTCACCTTCACGGTGGCAGACGGCGGCCAAGGCACCACGTTCTACGAAATCTATCGTAGCGATGTGGACGCGGCGGTTTCCACCGCCAAGCTCATGACACGCGTCGCGCGCACGGGTGCAACCCAGGTCATTACGGACAACAACGATGACATTCCGGGGACCACCAAGGGCTTCGTTCTGCAACAGAATCAGCGGTCAATGTCATGGGCTCAGCTCTTGCCAATGACCCGTGTCCCACTCGCAACCATCGATACGAGCATCAGGTGGGCTCAGGTAGTATACGGTGCGATAAAGTTGTACACGCCCGCACGTAACATCGTGGTCAAGAATATCGGCCGCGAACCGGGTAGCCTGTAACAGAGGAAGCCCATAGCGAAAGCTGGTAGAACGGGGCGAGCGGGCGTGGAGTTCGCTCGCCCTTTCTACTTTTCGGAGGGATAAAGGACCATGAAGATCAAGAATCCAGCGTTGGCCGGCGTCGAGTTGGGCTTACGAGACGGAACAGGCTCGGTAACCGGAGACGCGGATGGCGTGTTCGATCTACCCGATACGGATGCGGAACGGCTATTGAGGTCGCCCCGTTGGAGCCGGGTCAAAACAGGCACGCCAGTGGCCCTCGCGGCCCCTGAGCCGGAGCCCGAACCAGCGGCCGTCGAGCCTGAGCCGGCCCCTGAGCCCGCCCCTGAGCCCGAAGCGGCCGATGGTGGCGATGAGGGGGACGATGGCGCCGACGATGAGGCCGAAGGCCCCGATCTCGATGCCATGACCAAAGCGGAGCTTTTGGCGACCGCGGCGGAGTACGGG